ATAATGTCAATAGCTATTTAGTACCCGTAGATCCAAAACCACCTTCTCGGTCAGTTTTTTGTGTGGGCTTTTCTTTAATTTCTTCTAGATGATAAAGTGGAGAAATTACCATTTCTCCCTGGCAGATTCTATCATCATTATGAATTGTATAGTCTTTGCTACTTGTATTGGTCAATAGAATAAACACAGGCTCTACATAATCACTATCAATAATGCCCTCTTGATTAACCAGAATCAACCCATGCTTTAATGATATTCCTGAACGAGGGTGAATACGAACCGACCAACCCTCAGGAATATCAAAAATTAGATTGGTAGGAATCATAACTCGTTCGCCTGGTTGAATCTTAAACTGCCGATCTATTACAGTTCCCGCGGCCTTCCAATTTCCTGGAGCGTATAGTTCCACTTCTGCGCCTTCAATCAACGACGCATGAATATCAAAACAAGCTGAACCTTCAGTCGCAAATACGGGAGCTTTTGCGTCAGGATTTAGCTTATAAAATTTTAGAGGATTGTGAGTGTATCGTCGTGTTGTCAATTTATTCGTTTACCTATATTATATTTCGCTTGTAAATCCCAGTCGCCTTTGTCGCGATGGGCAATAATTTTAATTTGATTCAATGCTACTGTTGGCTCATTTGTTTTTTGAGAATCAACTAGAGAAACTAATCCCCACTCAGCCAGCAAATTGGTAATCGTGTTTCTTCGCGCAAGATCATTGTCGTTAATATTAGTGGGCTTTCCATCCAACGAGAAAAGCTCCTTAAAATGAACAATATAATATTTGCCCTTTTTGTGTAGAATATGACACGACTGGAACAGCACCTTGTCTTTTCTACTAGACACTCCTATTCGGGTGAGTGTTTCTCGAACCTTTAGAAAATCATCATCTTCTTCTATCTCAACTTCGACCAAATCGGCAATGTCAAGCTGAACTACCTTTCTTGGTTCTTTGTTTTCTGCCATTTTTCAATCCACCTTTGTTTAGATGTTCATGTATTAATGACAGTTGACTCCCTGGGAAAATGTCTAAAACTTCTCTTGCCTTTTGATTGCTATATCCATAATATTCTTTAATAGCATCTACATCTTTGTTTTCTTCAGGTTTCAACCATCGGGAGAATCTTTTGTTCGCCCTAATAGTATTTAGAAGAAAATCAAATTGTAGCTTGTTATCTACATGTGATTTGGTGTTTATTTCATTTGCATACATCACTGTATCTAAGAAATAAGATAGGGTTCGATTCATCACAAACGGAAGATATTCACCTTCAGTCAGAGAATCTTTATCCATAATATTAATTTTAGATTGATTGACGGATTTTAAGAAATCACCTAACTTTGCCATAGTTGCTGCTAGCCTTTTTTAAAAACTTCCCACACAAAATTCCGGCGGGAATTGAAACAATGAACCAAATGACAAAAAACCAAACGATTGATGACAGCATATACTTATAACTCCGAAGAAGTGATTATATCATAAAGAATAGGAATATCGTTATGATGCTCCAAGTGGGGGTTACAATGGAGCAAAAACTCCCCCATTGTAACCCCATAGTTGCCTGTAGTTGTTATGGAGTCATCGCGTGGATTTCACGATGAGCAATGGTCGAAATCATCATCATATTTTCGGTCGTAGTTTTTCCATTCATAAAATGAGGAACACGACTATGATGTGCTTCCATTTTATCAAGAGGAAACTTTTTATTCTTGATAGGGCAGATCCCCTTCTGAATAGCATACTGAGTTTGTCGTTGTTTTGGTGTGAACGATGGATCCCCGGCGGTCACGCCCCAATGATTAAGATCGCCCATAGCACGAAATTTCTCAATCATAAGGCCATTTCTAACCCTCATATCTTCCGGCTGCCAGTGCCCTGCTCGTTGCTCATATGGAGTCAGAACAGTAAGAGTCTTGCCCCGATTACAAAGCGCCATGTCCAAGTCACTATACTTGGCCAGGAATTCTTCATAATCCTTGATCTTGAAATGCTTAAACTCAAGCTCAAGCCCACGAACAAAACAGAACAGATTCCAGAATTTAGCGCCAGGAGCCTCACCAGCACCGAGCAGTTTAGGACTATTCCAATCTCTAACAACTTCCATGAAATTATTCATAATTGTCATAGACTCTTGCGTTCGGATCAGAACTTTTCTAGCCTTCTTTGGATCATTCTTCACCAACTCGTCCCAACGTCCAAAGATTTGTTTGTCGAGTTTCTGGGAATGACGAAAATACAACCTTTGACGAGAAGGTTTATCGTTCCCCGAATCCTCTTCATAGATGTCCTTTCCTCTAGCCACATAATTAAATGCTTCAAGGAAAAAGACATTTGTCATATGCCCATGACCATTTCTTAGGATCCACTTGCCCTTATTGCTACTTGAGGCCATTGCTTTCAATCCAGAATACAATTTGTGATACTCCATAATGTCTTCACAGTACGAAGGCGCAATAGAATCCTTTGGGCATTCTTGAGTGAAAATACGAACCAAATCACTCAACGGACCCGAGGTTGAATTAAGAAATTCGGGCTCATTAACAGACTGACCATCGTTGGCTTCCTGAAAAACTAAGGCTGCCTGGGCGTCACTAATGTCTGTGTACACGACAGCAGTAAACCAGGCATTTCGCAAAAACTTAGCTTTCTCCTTGTCTGTAAGTTGTTCCGCTTTGGGGTTGTTATGACTTCCAGGCCACCTCTTTCCTTCCCACAAAATCTTTCCCGCAAAGAACTCTCTTATAATAACAGATAGTCTATGGGAACCATCAATCATGGAGTATTTGTCTGTCTTGGAATCATAACGAACAATGATTGTCCCAAGATTCATTTCTCCCTTCATGATAGCCTTAATAAACTTTTTTCGTTTAACGGAAGACCATGCTTCTGATCGACGCTGCCCCTTTGGGTACAGATCAAACTTCATTAGACCAAGTAAAATCATAATAGCCAACACATTTGCATTCTGGGGATTGTCCCGCAGATGCGCTTGCATTAGCTTCCATTTTGATGTTAATGTTTTCGATGACATTATTATACTTTCCTCGCATTCAATTGATTATTGTGTTAATTTGAACAGCACCTGGCTGTTCTTCATCATATTTTGACGATATAATAAGAGTATACCTCATAAGAGCTACCCTGTCAAGTACCAATTTTATATTATTTAAATTCCCCCTCCACCATCAGCTCAGTTAAACAAGCCACCAAGTTCAATTCTTGGTCAGCCGCAAACGCAGATTTGTATTGATAATCTGCGAGTGTAATCACCGTCTGCGGAATCGAAGTCGGCTTGAGGTAATCATATAGAGTGTCGTAAATCTTTCGGTAAATCTTCTGCGGATCGTTGTCTACATTGAGCGCAACCCAAGCTCGCATATCCTTGAAGTGTTTAGCCTTCAATGCAACCATCAATTCTTTGAGATTAATATCGGCAATCTGCGAAAGAACGCCCGTGTCAATTGTGCCGCTTGTCGAATAACGCTGAAGCTCATTCAAGACCCGACGGAAATCGGGAAAGTGCTTCATAATCAATTCAGCTACGACCTTCTTGTCATAGGAAATTTCTTCCTTGTCGAGAATGTCACTCACCCGAGCCATGAACTGAGAGGCTAGTTTAGCCTTGTCGCCATTGACGATTTTGAAATCGACAACCGAGCATCGGGAATGAATCGGCTCAATGATACGATTCTTGTAATTGCAGGTGAAGATGAATCCACAGTTGCCTGCAAACTCTTCGATGAACCCGCGCATGGCGGGCTGGGTGGACTGCGGATTGAGGTAATCTGCCTCATCCAGAATCACCATCTTTCGAGAGTCGGTGAAACTGACAGTCGAGGCAAACTGCTTAATCTTGGTTCGCAGCACATCAATACCCGACTCTTCTGACCCATTGACTACAATGTAATCAGCTTCGGTCATGTCGCAAAGGGCTTTGGCTACAGTTGTCTTGCCGACACCTGGCCCACCCGAAAGCAAAAGATTCGGAATTTTGTCTTGTGTTGCAAACTCATTGAATGTGTTTTTTAGAAATGTCGGAAGAATACATTCATCAATCGTGTGAGGTCGATAGCGTTCGACCCACAGGAATTGCTCTTTCATTATATAGTAGTCCTATTGCGAAGCGGTATATTCAGAGTCGTTCTGTTCGACGGCCACAAAGTATTCGGCCTTCTTTCCATCAAAGTGAGAAATTCCCTTTGAAGAAATGCGTACATGATAGTCATCCGGAATCAGCTTCAGGTTATCAAACTTTAACACCATCTTGAACGTGTCACCAGAAGGGGTTTCTCCATCTAGCTTTACCTTGAAATTGTTCGATGTGCTATTCTTAACATCGGTTGCAACGGCAATCAAATATTCCTCAGCATCGTCAGTCGTGATAACAAGATTGGGCAGACCAAGAATGTTCGCAGCCTTTTGCAATCTATCCAGACTCTTCTGAGGCAAGTCGAATTCAATGTCGCCGTCACACTCCAGTCGCTTTTCGGGAACAGTAACAATAGTGTTCGGGTCGGCATAGACATACTTGAGGCATGTTTCGCCCTCGACAATCTCGACTGAATTTTCACCAAAGTCAAGATCGGGCGAATCAAACAGACTCAGCGTTCCAAGAAACTGGCTCAGGTCATAAATACAGAATGGCGTATCAAAATTTTCCTTCACAGTTGCCAATCCCAACAATGTCTTGTTTGGGGAAATTGTCTTTATACTATTCCCCGTCTTTACCTGAATGCCGTTGTTGATTGTCGCAAAGTTTTGCAACACAGCCAATGTATCATTTGAAATTTTCATTACGAATTGTCCTTGTTATTGTTATTCTGATAATCTAGAACTTCGGCTTCTGCTTCTAGAATTGTTTCATGAAAACTCCCACCGACCTCTTCATCATCTTCGTCAAAGTATCTCACCATATATTTACCGATTGTCGGAGAACCAAGAACTGCTTCCTCGTCAAACAAAATTTCAATTGTCGCCTTACACCTCATTGCGAATTATTCCTTTGTGTCAGTTATGGCGCATTCACTAAAATGCATCAGTAGTATAGTATAATGGATTGCTTTGAGTAAGTCAAGTCTATTATGGCCTTTTTTCTTACCAAATCGCGAAAGGTATTTCATTGCATTGGCTTGGCAAAAGGGCGCGGCAATGTCAATTGAGTGAAGCAAATCTTGAATCTGAAATTGATTCTTTCCAACATAATGTTCGCCATATGTGGATTCGATATACTCCTCAATTTCCTTGAGGGATTCTCGTTCGTTGTATTTCATTGTATATTATTACTTTTCAAATACATACGTTAAATCTTTTTTGTTTAATTTACCCTTATAGTTTATGAATGGACTATCAATGCCATATTGATTTGTTAATTTCCATCCATTACTAAGGTGTGCGTCCATTATACCATCAACAAATTTATATTTCTTATTCCAATCCATAGCATTATAACAACTTAAACCACCAGGCTTTAATATGCCGTGGCACTTTCTAATCATTACCAGTAACCACTCATCCATCCACTGACTAAAATCAGGATACTTATTATAAGATTGAGTTATATCATTACTGTATACTTCAACATTAAAGTATGGTGGACTAGTTAGAACAATATCAACTTTACCTAAACTTTCTAAATCAAAGTCTTCAAATGGACAATTGTGTAATTCAACCTTACCACCAAGGTTTAGAAAATCAACAATTCTAATTAAATTAGTGTATGTCTCCTTATTTGGTTCACATCCTACATAATGCCAACCAGCAGCTACAGTACCTAACATCCTACCTCCCCATCCTGAGCAAGGGTCAAATAAAATCCCTTCTGATTTTCCTGTTGAGCGAATTATCTGTTTTGCTAGATGAGGTCTATAATAACTTGGATTACGCATTCCGCTAGCCATATAAATAGCTTTTCTTATCCAAGTGATATATAATGCTGACATTTTAGTTTTACCCCACACTAATATTTTATCCATTAGTACCGGGTCTGCAAATACATCGTTGAAACATTTTTCTCTACTCTTGATGTCAAAAAAATTATCACAAAATTGTTGACATATTTTAAGACCAGGTTTCCATTGAGATCCTGTCTTAAACTCCTCTACTTCTTGTAGTCTTTCCCAATCCTTATGCAATTCCTCTTCAGTAAAATTATAACCTAAATCAACCTTCATTAGGTCACTAGTTGTAATATCTGCTGGTAATATTTTAATTGTTTTTGTCATTATATTTCATTTTTTGGGTGTGGCCTTCTTTTTAGCCTTTGACTTTTTTTCTTCCCTGCGCTTCACGGCTGCCTCGCGCCTGCGAGATGCTCTATCTTGTAGAGTGGCTGGCTCTGTATCTCCTCCCATATAGGACATTGGTGGAGTTGGTGGGGCTAAAATTGGAGGAGGTGCAATAGGAACTCCGGACTGGTCGCCAGCCTGGGGGCCCCCGGCTTTGGCTAGGGTCCCTCCTAACATTCCACCGTGTGTTGCATTGGGCACCTGTGCAATTGCAGGAATGTTTCCGTTGAAATTATACGAACCCATATGCCCCATTTGCATCCACGGGCACATGTAAATCTTGAGGCCAATGTTTCGCGACCATTGACAGAACATATAGTCTTCTGAAAGATAACGATTATGGACAGGCTCAATTAACGTATCGAAATAAGCCATAATCTTGCGGGTGCCGTCGAAATGTTCGGAACGATTATGATCGGGAGTATACTGAAGCTCGGGATATTCTTTATCCCACTTTTCAAATGCTCGGCGCTGGATCATCATGAATCCAGTTCCGCCCTCCAAAACCTCGACAGGCTCGCCAATTGAAATTTGGTTTGAGTCGCCTACGGGATTGAAAACAAAGTCACCAACAATCTGTTCCAAGAATGAAGGATCCTGGTCTGCCAGTCCAGCCTTTACGGCTGCAACAATTCGTTCCCAGGCAATGCACTTCTTGGGATAAGGGCCGCAGACAATATCGCGATCTGAATCTGGATCTGCAATTGCAGCCAGAGCAAATACGTCATTGGGATTAAAATGAATGTCACTATCAATGAACATGAGATGAGTGTAGCCACTTCTCAAAAATTCATCGACCAAATAGTTTCGCGCTCGGGTAATCAGACTTTCGTTGAATAAATAAAAGAACTTCAAGTCCACGCCATACTTAACGCCCATGGCCGCAAGGTCAACACACGCCTTAGTATACATCCCAGAGCATTGACCACCATACATAGGGGTGGCAACAAAGATTTTGCGCTTCCGCAATTCTTCGATAGGAATTTCCATTTTCAATTCACATTCTCCTCAGATAAAATATTAATAACAACATACTATATAGTCTTGAGTAGCCTAGTTTTAATTAACCCAAATGAATTAACTTAAAATGGCAGATCCTCGGTGTCATCATCAGCATCATCATGTAAGGGTTTATCAAAATCAAAATCTAAAGTTTCTTCTCTTACAATTTCAAGAGCCGCAATGCTGTCCATTCGGAAAGATCGCCAATCGGACTTTTCCATATCAAATACGGCAAGCACTTCATGCCCCGCGCTTGAGGCCTCTCGGCGAGTGATCTTATCAGAAAAATACTTTTTATGCTCAGGAACAAATTCGTCCTGGAGCGTACAATACATTTCCCGCAAATCTCCATTCTTCTTGGTGAATGTCACAAGAAGGATGTCTTCGGCGAGCAATATTTTTAAATAATCGCGTTGCTTGTCTGCATCCAAATCTTCATAATGCTCAGACACGCAGCTATTGCGATATTCAAGTTCCTTAAAATCTTCTTGGCTCATCGTCATTTTTACTTATCCTTTTTATTGAATGCCCGATATAGACCGTATCATATTTTCCAAAGCCTTGATGAAAATAAAGGCCCAAAGCAAACCCCCAACGCAGATAAGAGTGAACTTCACACCTAATATGACAACATAGGCACATCGTTCAAATTTATTCACCCGATATAGACCGTATCATATTTTCCATAGCCTTGATAATAATAAAGGCCCAAAGCAAACCCCCAACACCTAATATGGCAACATAGGCATATCGTTCAAATTTATTCATCTTCACACCTCTATGACGTAGTTTTTTTCACACCTGGCTTTCCAATTATCAAGCGTGGCTTCAGGAACATCGTTCTTCCAACCTTCGCGACGGAAAACGGAATCAACCTCGACATTTGTAATCGGGGGATCCTCGCCATGCTCTTCTAAAATTTGTAGATCAATATTCGCTCTGGCGATATATTCATACTGGTATACTTCTTCATCCGTCGGGTTATAATCACCCTCATGGCCACATGAAGTACACCGAACACTCACAAAAGACTTCGGACCTCTCTTTATCGGAGTGAATTCAAAACAGGCTGGATCACGATTGACGATTCCGTGCTGAGTTTGATTGCACCCGGAACAAATTATCTTATTTCCGATAATTTTATACCAAGCCTTTTGTTCTGCTATCTTTTTATCCATAATTAATTACCTCAATCGGGATCGAGACTGTCGCCAATGAAAATCTCCAGATCTTCTTTTACTTCATTAATGGCTTGCTTCAGGCGCACCCGATCTCCAGACACCTTCAAAACATCGTGGACATCCCACAAGGGCGCCAAAATCTCTACTATCAGAGCATCTTTCATGCTTCTGTAACTCCTTGTTTTCAAAAGGTTTTTGCGCGGCGGAGGATGCCCTCTCCGGGCACTTCCTCCGTTGCGCGACACAATGCTCGCGAGGCTCAGGAAGCCTTCTTACGCGCCTCCAGGCGACGGCGTGTTGCCTCGCGGTCTCCTCGCGCGCGTGCAGCCCCCAGGGAGGCCGTCATCACCGCGAGCGTCTTGGCGTCTACGGTATTTAGGAGAAGGTCTATCAACTCACTATTATCCAACACCTGGAGTTCCATGCGCGCATTATTTTGGCGCCTCGCAATTTCCGCGTTTTTCTTGATACTCATATTGTTATTTC